TACTGGTGACAGTTGAGTACGATGAAGAGTTTTGCAGTAAGATGTACGAAGAAATCGTGAAAGCGGTTAATATAATCAACCAAGAGTGTGAGGAATTAGCATGAAATTAGGAATATCAGTACGAATTAATATGGATAAAATTGATCAAAGCCGTTTGTATCAGGGTGCCAAAGGCAAGTATCTGGACTTGACTACGTTTGTCAGTGACGAGCTTGACCAGTACGACAACAATGGCTTTATCAGCCAGAGCCTGACCGCAGAAGAGCGTGAAGCAAAGACCCAGACACCTATTTTGGGTAATGTGAAGATCTTCTACACTGATGGCCCTCAATCAGGACCGCAAGCTGCTCAATCAGCTTCACAAGCTGTTGCAATTGACGAAGACATTCCGTTCTAGCCGATAGCAAGCGTACCGTTTAAACGGGTGACCCAGGACTGCCCTACCTGTCGCGACAACAGGGCTTTTAATTAACAAGCAGGGGATTAAGTGATGAATAGATTAATTGATGATAAAGAAGCAACAGTCGCTAGGCTCTATGAGCTATACGGTAGAAATGCTTTCGGTGAAACTCGTTTTGACCAATGTATTGAAGAACTCTATGCGCCTATTTCTAATTTGGAAGACAAGAAGATGCCAGCTAGTTTAAAAAATGCCGAATATACGGCCTAAAAGTACCTAAACTGACCAATTGGTAAACCAAATGCTTGTTATATTAAGCAATAAAATGAAGACGCCTGACGGAACAATACTTGAGTCACTCCATCGGCACGATTATGTTACGCATACAGATGCTAACGGCAAAGAGTATATGCTAGATGGTGGGTGCGACTACGTTAGGTGCTCCGCTAACGGTGACGAGGAAATGCTAACTGTCACCTCAGACGATAGTCATGGTTTGATAAGAGAGGTGGTCAAGTGGGGGACGTACGGCAAGGATGGTGATGAGCCTTTAAAGTATGTCACAATTGCTGGCTTAAACCCATACCATCTTAGAGCTATCTTAGACACACAGCAGAAGTGGATGCGTCCAGCTCTGTACAAAGTAATGCAAAATGAGGTGAAATATCGTGATGAAAGTTAGAATGTATCCGCTTATCGAAAGGCTAGTTGAAGAAGGTATAGAGGCAGGGTGGCAATATGCCCACAAGCACACAGACTCACCTATTGAAGAAACAATAAAGCACTGCATTGAACATTACATAATGCTAGGCTTTGCTGAAACCTTTGAGTTTGATAAAGAAGACTAGCGGCATATCATTTATGGTATGTTATCAATTAAAATAAGCCATTAGCTATCATATCTGATTGCTGTAAAATCCGCCCCTCACTAAAGAGGGTTTAAAAATGGTCTGGTACGGGATTACAGTAGTAATGTTAGGTTTGATGGCAATTGCAAGAGATGAATTCAAGAGGTAACTCATGAAGCATATGGTAATCCCCGATACCCAAGTAAAACCTGGCTGTCCTATAGATCATTTAAAATGGGCTGGGCAGTACGCTGTAGATAAAAAGCCTGATGTTATTGTTCATATTGGCGACCACTGGGATATGCCCAGTCTCAGCCATTACGATAAAGGCACCAAGAGCTTTGAGGGCAGGCGATACACTCAGGATATTGCAGCAGGCATTGCAGGAATGGAAGAATTCCTGGCCCCTATTCGCGCAGAGCAGCGCAGACTGAAAGTCAACAAGCATAAGCAGTGGAATCCCCGTCTAGTGTTTACTTTGGGCAATCACGAAAACCGCATAACACGCGCTATTGAATCTGACCCCAAGCTGGATGGTCTAATATCGTTTGATGACCTGTGCTTGGAAGGAATGGGTTGGGAAGTTGTACCATTTTTGGCCCCAATCAAGATAGATGGCGTGGTTTACGCGCATTATTTTACTTCTGGAATCATGGGCCGACCTGTAAGCAGCAGCAGGGCATTATTAACCAAGCAGTTTCAGAGCTGCGTGATGGGTCATGTTCAGGATAGAGAGATCAGTTTCGCAAAGAGAGCTGATGGTACTCGCGTAACAGGTTTATTCTCTGGCATATTCTACCAGCACGAAGAGGGATACCTAAACGCTCAGACCAATTTGTCATGGCGGGGTATATGGATGCTACACGAAGTTGAAGATGGTGCTTTTGATGAGATGCCAGTCAGTCTAAACTACTTGAGGAAGCGTTATGGGTGATCCAGATGTTAAAGACTGGGAAAGACTGCGAAAAGAGATCCCAGCTATAGATAAAAAAGTGCCCGACCCCGTAAACTCACCCAATCACTACTTGGCAGGGGGGATCGAGTGTATTGATGCCATCGAGGCCAGTGCCAGCAGTGCGGATGCGTTCATGGGGTACTGCAAGGGCAATGTTCAAAAGTATTTATGGCGTATGGAGCATAAGGGCAAGCCAAAAGAGGATGCTTTGAAAGCCCAGTGGTATCTAAACAAGTTGATTAGCAAACTATAGGCGCAAAAAAGCCCCAATTAAGGGGCCTTGGCAGGGTTGGCTACAGTCGCCAGACGATAGCAATTAAAAGCGCGTAGGTGATTAGGCCCATAAAAACGCCAATGGCAGGGTATAGGATTTTGTTTAGCATGGTTTAAGCTCCTAGTAATAAAAAAGTGAAAGTTACCAGGTAAAGCATGGCGGCACCTACCAGGGCACCACCCACAAAGACAACAGCCCCGATGGTGGTCGCTATAAAGTTAGAACGGCGCTCTCGTTTGGCGTGTTCCTTTTGCATTCTTATATATGCTGAGTTCATTCTGCAACCTCGCCTGGGTTAAATGCCGGGTAGGTAATATACTCGCACTGGTCATGAGCTATTCCTCTGGATACCCTGATAGCGTTATCAAGACCAAAAACGAAGCAAATGTGCTCGCTGGCATATCCCTCTTTGTCTACCCAGTTCAGGGAATACTGATCGCTGAATTCTGTGGTTCTGATCTCTATAGTGTTGTGGATTGCGTGATTTCTCATTTTTTACACCTCTTCTGCTTGTTCAATTATTGTTTCCGCTTTAGCCCTAGCCAGTATCTCGCAATCAACACAAGTGGCGGTAGTAGACGGTTTATAGTGGCCCATAAGCTTTGAGCATACCGCGCATTTTATTAGTAGATGATCTCTCCAGTTTCCTATAGTCATTTTTTAGCCTCCCACGGCGATTAAATTAGATTTAAAACGGCTTGATCGTGAACCGTGAACAGTGATTGCAATATTCTTGCTAGTACCGTCGCAAAGCATACAGTCAATGCACTGGATTCCCTTGCTATCGGATAGGCATTCTATTTCGCTATCTGCTAAAGCATCGCCAACTAGTGCGACTCTGAAAGTCTTTGCTCCCAGTGCCTGAAACTTGGCCGCTTGCCGTGGTGTATCGGCTGATACTTGGCACAATTCAAAAAAGCGCGAATCAAAAGATGTATGGTCTGCCTGATGAGTGTATCCAGTAAAACCTATACCTAGATCAGCTATTGAGCGCATAACACCGAAAGGGACGGAGGCCGGGTCACCGTACGCACCCAGCCTGATTTTCCTATGGCTGAAATAGTGGGCGTGATCGTCAAAGCTGAAGACGGGATAAATGCCGCGCTTATATCCTTTATAAACCGCGTTAGGTGCCTGCCCGATGTTTACATAACACGCGCCCTTATTGTAGTGCCGATGCGGGCAATTGCCGCAAATGCTGGAATCTTGGCCAACCTTACCGGCTTCAACTGGATTAATATCACTACGCAAAATCCACGTTTGGATCATCTGGCCGGTTTTAATGTTACTGGTGGACATAGTCGCAACCACTACAATTGGCTGGCCATCTAATACACTTGGCCCCTGATACATTACAAAGCCACGTTCTGCGCTGGCCGGTTTCTTTTTGGTGCTACCTGTTAAGTATTGCATTTTTAACTACTCCTAGTTATTTAATAGATACAAGAAAAGGCACTCTCTCGAATGCCCTCGATTTATCTACTTTACTTTGGCAGTGATAGGTAGGTTTTAAATTCAGCTTGCCGGCTTGCAGTTAACGCCAAAAACCTAGCTTCTACCATGTTTTGCAAAGCCTCAAGCTCTTGGCTGCAGCTGCCGTGATAGTCGCAAACTCTATTCCAAGCTAAATGGTATGACTCTTCGTTTTCTTTTATCAGTGTTAACAGCGGTTCAAAATAGTGCATTATTGTAACTCCTAGTTATTAAGTGCCGTTTATTCGGCGTGGGAGCATTCTAATACTATCCATTGCCATATAACAACTAAGAAAGTGTTTTTTTATGAATATAGACCAATAACTGATTAAATAATGATCAATCTGTACAAATAATGATCAATGTTGTGATAAAATCGGGGTAATAAAATCAAAGGGTTAAATCTAAAGAAAGGGAATGGACAGGTATTACCACACAATATCGCTATCAGAATCCCAGAGAACCATTAAAACAGCGTATAAACCAGAGTAAGTGGGGCTAAGTAATACGATGGCATCGATAGTTATATATAAGGCAATAAGGCACCCTAAATGGGGATAAAAAGAAAGGGAAATCCCAGAGAAAAGGACCCCCCTCCCCGAAGCGTGGCATGTGTATGGTATATATGTCTCTCTCAAAAAAAAATTACCAATTATAAGGTGAACCATGATTAGAATTATTTGCGATGAAGAAGCTCATGAAAGTGATATTGAATTGATTGAGTTGTTTGGTGTGTCTCTTATTGATAAGGATAAAGACACTATGATTGATTTACTTTATATAGTTGAAGAT